TTATTTTGTTTTTATCATCTCCTTCAAGTCTTATCCAATAATAGTCGTTATCTGAATAAAAAACTAAAGGACATATAGTGTCGTAATCAGACTCATGAGATTGCTTTACATAAAATCTATAGTATTTTGCCCAATAAGGAGCCACATTACTAATAGTAGCCTTTAATGTGTTTGACTTAGTAGAGTCTTCTGTGTTTACATGTACGGAGTTGTTTTCTGAAGTAAGAACAGTTGTACTTCTTCCATACTTATCTAAGTAAGTTATTCCTATCTCATAGTCTCTTGAGCTTCTTGCAGTACTTTTTACTTGACCCGATTCAATTGAGACAGGTGACTTGTCATAAGATGCGACTAAGTCTACTTGAACATCTTCACCGTCAGTATCTTTTAAATTATACCCTTCGGAATAGTTACCATATACTAGTCTATTGCTTATAATCTCTTGTGAACTAGCTTTTTTTGGTACATTATCGTAAAGCCTCAGTATCTCATCTTCAGGTAATACAGTGTATACCGAGTTGTTATCAAACTCAACTGAGTACTTTGTGTTATCTAAATATTTTTTATCCTTCTTATCTATTGCTTTAGCTAAGTATATGTTGTTGTTGCCTGTTTCCTTAAATACTAAATCTATCTTTTTAACTAACTTACTTCCGCTATCAATCTCTATATTAATACGATTAAAGTAGTTCTCCATAGACTTATTCATTGCTCCCTCAAAGTCCATGTTAAAAGACTTAGGTTGGAAACAAACGTCTGAAAACTGAGATAAAGAACTTCTCTCTCCATCTGCGTATATATATCTATAGGCAAATTGAATAAACTTATTCTTTATAGTATTGTCTTGTTGATTCAAATCGTTAGACAAAGATATCTTGGGAGGTGAAAGTGGTGGTTTTACAATTACATTTATATCTTCATCTATAAACCCATTTACCTCATATCCCTTTGCAGTAGCTACATTTATTCTTCTTGGAGGATTTAGTCCGTCTGTAAAGTAAATAAACTTCTTTAGGTTATCGGCATCAGTTAATATGTTTGCCTGTATAAGGTGTGACTCACTAAAGTTAAGTACACTTTTTTGTGGATTTTGATTAGTCAAAAGCCTAGTATCAGACATTACAAATCCAGTAGACTCGTCTTTCTGATCATAATAGCATACATAACAACCTGTATCCGACTTTACAAACCAATATATAACTCTGTCTTCATCATCTGATAAAGCTCCTAAACAGATAGCATTTGCTCCTAATTCAAGAGTGCTTTTAGCCTCATTAGAAAGAGCATTCTCTATAGCCCCTACATCGGAACCATTTGAGTTAGCAACCTTAATGTTAAGAGCATCTCTATACTCTCCTTGAGGAAGAAGCCTCTCATCGAGGTCTTTGTTCATCTTCCCAGATGTAAACAGGTTTTGTATCTTCATTATTTAATCCACTTGTTACGTCCCTTCATAGCATGAACTAAATCAAATGGATGTATATCCATCATTCTAATCTTCATGTTCTTCATCGCTGCGAATGCCTCATTCTTCATTCGCCTAACAATGTACTCTTGAACGCCAAATTTATATTGAATTATTTGATGTGCAATATACTTATATAAGAAGTCTTCGGCAAGCTTATTTACCTTTAGCTCGTCTTCTTCAAGGTACTCTAGACCGTCTGTAATATATTCAATTACTACCGACTTGCCTTTTACCTCTGAGCTAAATCTAATGTACCCTAAGTTCTTATCTATGTTGTATTTGCCATTGACATTTGTTTTCTCTGTAGCCATCCCAAAACGACCCCCAAAAAACTCATAGTCTAAGTTGCTAAATTGGTCATTGTCAGCAGTTGAAACTTGTCCAAGTTTGGTGTCGATAACTGAAGTACCCTCTGTGGCAGCTCCGTTATTATCAAATATAATATTGTAGTTGTCATCTTGAAGGTATGCCTTTGCAATAGTTGTTTCTGTATCCATCATCATAGGATGAAGTCTACCCCTATCGTCAACCCAAGATAGTCTAACGAGCCTTACAAAGTCTTTTGGAAGCTCTAACTGTAAATCATCAGGTAGGTCTAATTCGAGCGCTCTAACGTCCTTTAAAGCATCGTAGTGAAGCTCTTGTAGACCTCTTTTTGCGTGGAAAACAACATCATATCTCTGAACATCATTTATGACCTTGTCGTCACCTACATAAAATGCATTGAAGTTATTGATAATATCCTTAAGTAATACAAACTGGTTTTCTCCCCAATTTGTGCTGTTGTCGTAATATTGCTGATCTGTTAGTGCCATCTATTATACATTTTCTTTTTGTGTATCGACAGCATCTATCTGAGCTGCTGCTTGAGCCACCTCCGCCTCTCTGATTGTTACACCAGCGAGTTTTAATATCTCTATAACTATACTAGTCTGATCATCTGGTCCAAGCTCAAAATCTTGAAAATCTGTTGCTGATGGATTGTGAACTGGGTTCTCTCCAACAATAGTGTATGTCCATTTTGGATCTACAACATTTCTTATGTAGCTTATATCAACTTCCCCTGTGAGTGTACTTGGCTTTACATACCAATAATTATTCTCATCACAGTATCCTGGATATAATGCCGAAGGACCAGCTATATTGGAAGATTCTAAGTAAGTTTCTTTGTGCTTTGGAACGTATTCCATCAACTTCCCACTATACACCAAGCTTATAGGAGTGTACATGTCATTTGGTTTGGTGACATATGTGTTAGAAATTGACCCTGAAGCTGTCTTCATAAACTTGTCAATGTTTGATCTAAGCATAGAAAGCTTATCACCTTGATCTCTAGATAGTCTTCTTGAGTTTTTTAATGTAGACAACCTAGAGTATTCAGAGAAGTATTGGTCAAAGATAAGCTGCTGTGCATGCTTTGCATACTCATTAAACTGAGACACTGTCAGCGTCCCTCTATTCTCTTTATTCAGCACACTAAGTACGGTGCTTCTAACGTGATCTATCATTAGCAATTCTTTCCACAAAAATACAAAAAAAAGAGGAGCCACTTTCGTAACTCCCCTTGGTCGTAGTGCTGGGTGGAAACACTACAGTTTATTGGTGATGCCCTGTAAGACATCAAGACCATCGTCTGTTTTAAAATATGCAGCTAGTGCTGAATATACGTTTTCCCCATAGGGTACAGTTACAATCTTATCTTTTGCCTTGTTGCTCCAGCATACAGTTCTGTTGTCGTCTTTGATAAAGATAACTCCCATTTCTACTGCACGAACTGCAAGGTTTCTCAGCTTAATATTCTCATCCTGTGCTAAATCCATCACCTCTGCTGGATTCCTTCTAGCGTAGACAAGCATATCACGTCTCAATTCTTTAGATGTCATATCAGATATAGATCCGTCTAATGCCACACGAGCAATAGCCTCTAGGTCTTCTATGTCCATTTCACGAACAAGGTTTTGTGCATCAAGCTTTTCTTCCTCAGATGCAATCTCTGCCTCTGCAAGTTTATTAGGATCAAACTCCTCATACTCCTTGTTGAGGTCGGGATGATACATAGAAAGAAACTGCTGTAATAGCACTTGTTCTTTTGGTATAACTAACTTTCCATCTTTAAATATAATTGCTGGTAATGTTACATCTCCATACTGCTCATCCTCAAACACAGAAGTTTGATTAGATGCAAATCTTAGAGACCTTGTCATTGTGCCGTCAAAATATTGTAGTGGTTTATTTAAGTGGTGTCTAGAACGTAGAATAAAGTTAACTGGTGTTCTATTACCTTTTAGGATATATACTCTATCCTTTACTTCCCATTGTGGCTGGGTAGCCGTTTTACTTTTTGCCATTTTATTATAATTAGATTAAATTAAAAAAAAGGGGGACGAGAATCCCATCCCCCTAATTAATATTACTTCATTAAGATAAAGTTGTTAGCTCCATGTACACAAAGAGCTCTTTCACTTAAGAAGTGTACTTCCATAGCATCTAAGTCGCTAGTCATTCCAGCATTACCAGCAGAACCAGTAATCCAAGACTTGTACTTACGATCTTCAGCTTCTGACTTTCTGTACTTTACGTGTAAGAAAGGACGTACAGCATTTTTACCTAGAACTTGGTCGTAGATAGTAGTTGTACCAGCAGGTACTAACACACCGTCTACAGCAGAAGTTAAGGCTCCAGTTGTAGCGTCATTTAAGTATTTCCAGTCAGTTTTGTAGAAATCATATCCTAAGTTGAATCCTTTGAATCCAAGGCTAATTGCCATTTCTTCATCGTTATCAAATAAACCGTAAGAGCTTGTAGAAGCACCGCTGTTGTTTTGGTCAGCTAATACTTTGTCAATCTCGAAAGATTTAGTTCTGTTAACGAAAAGAACATTCTCTTGGATCGCTCCTTCTTTGTCAAGAACTTTGATAAGCTCTTCTAAGTCAGTACGAGCAGCAATTGAACCAGTAGCAATGTTTCCTCTGTTTTCGATTTCATAGAATAAACCTTTTGTTCCTTTGTATCCAGCAGTTTCAGCGCCAGATGAAGCAGCAGCAGGCTCTCCTTCGATAAGAGATAATTCCATGTAATCTTCGAAACGTAGACGAGTTTCATGCTCTGATTTTAAGTACCATAGGTATCCAGTAGCACCGTTCTCAGTAGTTACCTCGATCCATCCGATCTGCGCCATATCAGAACCATTGACTTCATACTTGTCTTTGATGATGATAGGGTTGGTAGTTTGGATGTCTTTAGCAGCTTCTAAAGAACCACTCATTCCACTTGTTCCTTTCTTAAATTCAGAACCGAAAGCAAATACGCTAAGTCCAGTTGTTCCTACAGCAGCTGCTAGGTTAGCACCTGAATAAGAAGCTACGTCAAAAGTGTTAGCCGTTACAGCTGTCACGATAGCTTTGTCTTGGTCAGTTCCGTCAGAAATGATTACTGTTTGGTTTAAGCGGAAAGGGTGTCCATTTGACGTGATAACGTCTCCAGAACGAGTTGCTCCAGATACAGCCAAGTGAAGTCTTCCTTGCTCAGACCATTGAATTACATCAGATTGGAAGGGCATTTCAGCTCCTACCATTCTTAAAAAAGAAGATACAGAACGGTTTCCGTATTTCTCAAATTCTGCTTCGTATACATCAGGTAAGTATTGAGAAGTAAACTCAATAGCAGAACCTAAGTAGTTAGTCGATAAAGTCGACTTTGATGGAGATGGCGTTAATGCGCCTTGTACTCCAGAAATAGTTACACTCATTTTAAAAGTTTTTTAGTGATTAATTATCGTTTTTTAATTTTGAACGAAAAATTATCTCCCGAATCTACTGCTCTAAACTTTGTGCCTCCAGTATCGGTTGGTGTATTTGACCTGACACTCATGTCTATATTTTTGGTCTCCTTCACTAATCCGTCTGTTGCATCTGCTTTCCCCTGCTCGTAAGCGAACTGGAATAAAGCATCAGCATTTGTGGCTGCAAACAAAGCTTTATGATAAGATGACGCATCCTTCACGATCCCCTTTTCATCTAAGTGCTTGTTAAAGAAGTTATTTATGTCTAACTGATTCTCTTTAACCTTACTTACATCATTAGGTTTAAAAACTTGCTTCTTATCTCCGACTTTAAATTCAAAACCTTTGAACTCATCATTGAATAGGGCATTTGTTTTTTCTTGGAAGATGCGAGATCTATCTTTCTGCGATGCAGACTCTTGATCTAATTCTTCTTGGTATTTATTATAAAAGTTAAAAGCTTCCTTGTAGTTTTCAGGAATATCGGCTTCTCTTGACTCAAGAGGAGCTTTATATTTTTCCTTCATACCCTCAAAGTGGTTTCTAGCTTTGTATAATTCTTCTTTGTACGCAATCTTTTTCTTCTTGATGTCTTTCTCTTCATCAAGGTCTGAATCAAAGCTGAACTCCTCATTAATAAGGTAGTCAATCTCTTCAGCGTCAAGGTGTGGCTTTTCCTGCTTGTAATACTCACGCAGCACGTTAGTATCATCCATAGCACTCCAGTCTTGCTGAAGCCTCGCATAATCCTCAAAGGACCTACCAGTCTCCTGCTTGTACTTCATGAAATTAGCCACATCCTCTGGTAAAGGTTGCGTTTCTTGTTTGTCATTATTTAAAAGAACGTCTAAAGACTCCGCTTCTACGTTTCGTCTTTCTTTTAAGTAGTTTAATATACTTTGATCATCCAGCTCTACTGGCTTGGATACTACTTCTTCTTTTTCTTGTACATCTTCGGCTTGCTCTTGGACTTGCTCTTGGATGTTTTCTTGCTGTTGTACGGCATCTGTCGTCTCTTTAACTAATTCTTCTTGTTGAACAGGAGCTTGAGTTTCCTCTTGCACTGTTTCTTGAACTTCCTCTTGTTGAGGTTGCTCTTCTTGTTTTGGCTCTATAGGATTACCTTCGGCATCCAAAGCTCTTAGTTTCCATTCCATTTTAATTAAATTAGATTATTGCAAAATTATTAAATTAATCAATACCCACGATTCCCTCTATACCTGAGCCTAACGTGTCTTGACCATCAAAGTCGATAGGGTCTAAGTCTTGTTGTCTTTGCTGTATCAACTTCGACTGTTGAGATGCCTGCTTAGCTGTTCTCTCATCTTTCCTATCCTCTTTGTATTTATCTTTATTCTGTTGCATTTGTAGCTCAGAAGACTTTATCTGGCTTTCAATACCCTTCTGCATCTTGATAAGTTCAGCTTTAAGCATAAACTCTTGCTGCATTCTCTGCATTTCAATCTCAGCCTCTAACTGTTTTATTTTAGCCTCCGCCTCCATCTTAGCTAATGCTGTTTGCTGTTTAGCTTGTTCAGCTGTCATAGCTGCTTGTTGATTAGCTTCTGCTTGTAAAGCAATGTTTTCTTGCTGTCTCTTGTTATCAAGCTTTTCTTTACGTCTCTTTCTAACTTTAAGAAGCTGTGATGCAATCTTTACATTCTTAATGTTCCTAATGTCAATGGCATCATCAATATCAATCTTACCAGCAGAGAGTGAAGTCTGTATGTTTTGTTCTAACATTTGCTTCTCCTCTTCGTCTGGGTGCATTTCAATAAATATTCCAAAGTCATGTAAATGAAGATCCTTGATTTCGTCTAGTATATCTACACTGTACTTTCCAATATTCTTCACAAAGTCTTCCTTCATGTCAGAATATTCTAATACATCAGATAGTCTATATGCAATACATTCAGCTAGTCTTTCTGTCATAAACAATCCAGACTTTAATATATGCCTAGTAGCTGTATTAGAGTTTAGTGCTGCTAGCTTCTGTACACCAACTAGTGCATTAGAATCTGGCATAGACCCATCTCTAGCTTCATTTAAGCCTGTCACGCCTCTCAACATATTGAGATTGTAGTTGTACATGTTAATCAGAGAAGATATCTTTGAGTTAGCTCCAGATGAAGTTAGCTCTTGTACTGGTATCTTTCCACTGTTAAACTCTCCTTCTTCAGTTAAGCTTCTACCTAATACAGACCCAGTTTGGAAATACATATTTAATGCCTCCTGTGGAGAGTATGTGTTACCATTTCCTAAATTAACGGAAGACAGTCCATCTAAATCAATAAAGACTCCGTCTGGAATCATCTTGGCAGCAACTTGCTGAAGTTTAAGGTGTAAAAGTTGTATTTGATCCGCAAAGGGAATCATTCTCTTTACAAGTGAGTCAATCTGACCTCTGTACATTTTTGGCGCAGACACAACGTAGGGAGCGTACACTCTCTCCATTGAACTCTTTGGACGCACCATGTTTTTCATCAGCTCCCACTTGAGAATTTTGTTCGTTCCTAATACAAGAACACCTTCGTACCATACATCAATTCTTTTAGATAATTTTTCAAAACGTGCTTGTTCTGTTTTAGGTGGGTTGAATTGATCGTCTTTTCTTAGAACTTTTTCTCCGCCTTGCGCTGTTCTCTTTTTCTTATATACGATATTCTTGTCAGTCTTGTAACAGAAATATAATAATGTTGCAGTATTCTTATCAAATGAATCAGTTTTGTAACCACCTCTCATTCCTTGATATGAATCAAACTTAGATGCCGACTTGGCAATCTCTTGAACTTCTTCTTGTGTTATCGATGGATCAACTTTCTTGATCTCCGTAATGTTGACGTTCTTAACCTCTCCAAAGTAATAGCAATCCTGAAAGTGTGGATCTTCTGTTGGGCTGAACACTAAGTCAGCTGGGTCTACATAGTCAACTTTAATTCCATCGTGTGTATTGAATGTGTGCTTTGCAGCAGAAACTCCAATAACCGTAGAATCTTCATCTAATCTTTTCTTAACGTATTCATAGTCGTTATGCTTTAACACAGATGTAATTGCCTTCTCTTCGGCAATCTCGATGTCATCCTTATAGTCTATTTGCATATGGATGTCAAGCTCATCGTCTGTCTCAGGTAGCATGTCTGGCTGTACACTAAACATATCCTTTCCTAGCATAGCTCCGATCTCCTCGAAGTCTTCTTTGTTTCGCATTTCTGTTTGAATACGATTTTTGTACATCGCTTTCTTATTTGAAGATACTGGGTCTACTGCCTCAGCCTTTACATCAAACAATCTATTTGAAATGCCATTAACTACAATGTCTACAAACTTTGGTATAATAGGCACGGGAGTCCAATCAAGATTTAGATAGGATATGTCTCCATTAATTGCAAGTTCGTCCTTATACTTTCTAACGGACTGCTCGCCCATTGCATATGTCCTCAGTTTATGATAGGTGTCTCGGTTGTTATAAAACCTTGATTGACCACCTTCTTTTCTAAACCATTCAGACTCTATAGCATGCCCTACCATAAGACCATATTCTTTAGACGCTTTTTCAGCATCTGAAGCTAATTGATTTGGAAATCCAATAACGTACTTCCCAGAAGTTCCTCGCATATTATTACTTTATAATAGAGCTAACCGTGCCTGTATTATTATACCTTGCAAAGTTAACATTTATTTCTGTATCTTTTCTTTGAGCCTTAATGACGTATTTCTGGTTTGCCATAATAGCAAGACCTGAACTAACTGTTGCATCAAACTTGGTTCTATTGCTAATATCATAGTTAGCCCAATCCAATAATGTCCTATTAAAGTACATATTACCAGTACCTTCGTCACTAAATCCTACATTGTTTTCAATATAACTTTCTATCGCCTCAGCATGAATTGATATCACTGCTGGAGATGATGGTATACCACCTAGCTCTTTTTCGGCTTTAGACAAATCATTTCTGTGTTTATCTGGTCTATTTATGCTCCATTTTCTATACCCCCTGTTCTTTAGATGATATAAAAGTCTTGGTTTGTTGTTCTCAGCCAATACTGGCATTCCATAAAACACCATAGCCATAAGAACATCCTCATAAAATAACTCTGCAGTTTGTGGTCTGTATACATATTCTAAGAAGAACATATTACTTGGACCATCTAAGTTAACCCTAGTGAACCCATGAAGGGCTCCATTAGATCCTCCACCCCCTACAGTCCCAGATATATCATAAGAGTCACATCCAAAGGAACCTATGTGTTCATTACCAGGATACTTAAATCCATTCTTATTTACAACTCTATTCCTAAGCTCTCGTGGCGGTATCCAACTAACATAAAACCTTCCATGCTTCTCTGGTGTCCATATAACCTCTGTATCCTTAACACCATTCTTCCAGGAGAAACCCCCTCTTTGAACAACACGTTGCCTTTGCAAGTTATCATTAAAGTCTATCTGCTCATATATCCTTGTCAAGCTAAACAGACTATTTTTAGCCTCATCTCTAAAAGCATGACCCTCTGTTCTAGGAAACTGTCTATAGAACTCATTTAGTGCGTCAGAATCGTTTCTAAGGCTCTCTACTTCATTTTCCCAGTAATCTAATACTCCTCCATCTATAACGTCTCCATAGTGGTCTAAAATGGCTTTATTTGGTTTTCTAAAAACTGGTTGTCCGTACTGATCTAGAAACCCTTCGAAGTTCCATTCCATGGGAATAAATAAAGAATACATTCCGCTCTTAGTTTGTCCGTTTGCGTTTCTTTGCGTTACGTCAGAGTCTCTGTAAAGTCTTTTGAAGTTTCCTCCTCCTTTGTCTTGAGAGTTTGAGGTAGATCCCATTAGGCACTTTCCTATGATTCTTCTACCTAATCTAAGTGTAGTTTTAGTGACACGCCAGTTGTTAAGGATATTATCTGGACGTTCCCACTTTCCAGATTCATCGTGTACGAGCAACCGTAGCTTTTCACCATCGTAGGAGTTATCCCCAGTGTTCTTCCAGTCAATCGTTGTATCGAGTCCTGCAAGATCATCATCCCTTTCTGTGTCTGCAATAGACCTTCTTGTAAGCTTTGATGCTGGCACTCTGTATGCGAGCTCTGTCTTTGGTCTATCCATACCGTCTTGGATTGGCTTAAAGAAGAAGGGATAGTTTGTTGAGATAGGCACGACCTTGTCTGTGAACATTTTCTTTGCGTCCGCACCACTCTTGGATAGAATACCGAACCTAGCATCGGAGGTGACTGTAGCCTGGTTGACTGTCTCTGCTGATGACATAAAACTGAATCCTGAACGTCTGTTCTTAAGGTAGCACATGCCATAGCATCTGTTGTCTGCTTTGCAAGCTTCCCAAAAAATGAAGAATATTCTATTTGACTCCCTGTACTCTGGATGCCCAACATCGATTTTTGTCCACTGGAGGTACATGTAGTGAGCCCCAGTAATATAAGTAGAAACACCATTATTTTTAAACCAAAAACCACTCTCCCTTCTATCGAACTCATCTTCAATGTAATCGACCCATGACTCTTTGAATGTACTCTGGTACTCATTCCACTGGAAAATGGTCTTAATCCTTGATAGTTCTTTTGGGTATTCAAATGGCTCCCAGTGTTGTTCTGCATCCTTTTCACTTCTAGAATAAATCTTTTTCGGCTGCAAAGGTAATGCAATTTTTAGGTTCTGTATCTCAACAACTTCACCAATCTGTCCAGACTTAGAGATAACAATAACATCGTGGTCCTTGTTATAACCATAGTCCCAAGCTTTCTTTTTATTTAACTTCTCTCTAGTCTTATCGTTGATATGAGAGACAACCTTACATAGATTAAGATTTTCGTCCTCTGGACTCTGCAAAGCTTTGGAATCCTTTATCTTTTCCTTTGCCGTCTTTAGTCTGATCTTCGCCATTTAATTTATCTCTTTCGTTTTCTATTCTCTGTAGAATAGCAAATGCATCCTCTATAGCTAGTCTTTTTGTTGCTGCCGCATTCTTTAATCTATCAGCAGCTAAGTCATCGTCCTTATGCCCTGTGATTATCTTTTCTTCAGCAACCTTTATAAGTTCATCTACAGCTCTTTCTCCTGCCGATATGACCCTTAATATTGTATCCTTAGTATCACTCATCAGTGTATGTATAAGTGAAACAATAATTTTCCCACGTTGATGTGGCAACCCAATACTCTTCCATTTAATTAAATTTAATGCAAATATCATTATGATTCATTCTGTAGACTTTTTGATCGTCTATTGTAAACTCATACTCCGAGTTTTTAGTGAACCCTATTTTTTCTCCTTGCTTGAATACAGAGCTATGCTTTACAAGTCCCACATGCTCTTCTTCTTTCTTGTCCGATCTGTAAATCTCACTATCTTGAGTATGATCGATAGGAGAAATGAAACAATAATCTTTTGTAGTTTTCCACCCCTTGTCATCCTTATACATATATATTCTTTGAGGATCGACTAAGTATTCGCCATCCCTAAAGAACTCGTTGCTTTTTCTTTTCTTGCCTTTGGCATCTAAGTATGTTCTAAACACATTGTGATGAACAACTACTATACTACCAACTGGTATCTCTCCGCCCTTCGGTATCGCACACACAACACCCATTCTGTTCACATAACTGGCATCCTCTATTGATGTGTTTATCGTGAACTCTTGGTTTGCTATCGTCTTTGTGTTGTTGTATTCCTTTCCTAGTGGCTTTACCAGATAACCCCATCTTGGTATCATATTAAATTTATATTGTATTCAACTACTACTGGAATGTCCTTAAACTCTTTCCACTTAACAGACTCTTCATTTTTCTTGACCCAAACACTGAATCCTTCCTGCTCTTGAGCTATATCACTTATTGTGTATGATCCTCCTAGAACCTCTTGATTAACTATGTAGTGCATGGCATTCTTATAGTCTGCACCAACTGAAATCTTTCTAATGTAATTCATTATATTTTTTCTTCCTCACTAAAGGTAGTGATTTTAATTATTTTTCCCATATCATAGTGTATAGTTTGGTGTATAAATCCATCTGGATTATAGACAACAAACATACCGTGATTGATTAATTTGTCACCCACAACAACTACATTTCCTTCAACTACAGGCTTTTCGTTAGAGTAAAGAATCATCTTAAGCTCTTTTGTTGGAGACTTAACTATATGTTGTTCATTTTGCTGAGACAACCCTATGTTGAAAAAAAGGATTGATAGAGCTAGAGTTAGGTTTGATATAATTTTATTCATTTTATTTAATTATTGTTTTATGCTATTGCTAAATAGATGTATGTATTGTTTAATTGGTTTAAATGAACACTATTAGAACTTCCTGTAGTCCATCCTGTTGAATTTGGCACTATATATGCGGAAGATGCGTCTGCTTCAAAATCAGAAGTATTTGCTTCAAGGAATTTACCTAAAGTACCGTCTGTATCTCTTATTGCATCATACATCATCCAATTTCCTGAACCATCAGCATTTTTAATCATTACCCATCTTGGTTGAAACGCTCCTGTACCTGTATTATCTCCATTACTATCAGTGTATATTGTGTTAACAACACCATTACCTTCGTACGTTCCTACCCTCTGATAAAAATCTACTGAATGGAAGCAGTATGATACATAAGTACCACCATTTCCGTTAACGTTTGATGAACCACCAACATTTACGACTGTACTATCTGTTGAATGTATTCTAATTGTTGAATTATTTAAAGCGGCAGTTGTGTTTAAGTTTAAATAATTGTTAGTTCCTAATGTTTTTAAATGAACATTCCATTCTGAAGTATTATCTAATCTTTTTATAATGACCATTTCAGGCGCAGCACTTAATCCGTGACCAAAGCTTTGGTCTGACCCTAAACCTGTATAAGAACACACGCTAAACCCTGCAGCAGGATTCGCACTAACCACACTTGATATACTACCTTCATTATTGATAGTACTGTCATTAGATGCTTTCCAACACCAAGCTACGTATGTATCGTTAATTCTGTTTGTATTAGTATAATTGCCAAGAGTAAATCCATTTGAATTAAAAGCAGTTACACTTGTTCTATTTCTTTGATTGTTTGTATTGTCTGAAAACAAAGTTTCGCTTGCTCCTCTTACTGAATCTACAAGAGCCGAAGGGTCATCAACATTTCTGCACTTTATCCAAACTAAATCAGGTTGGAATCCTACTGTATTTACATTTTGTGTACCACCATCACCTTGATAAGTAACTACGTTAAAGCTATTAGCTAACTCTGGTTCTGGTTGTACGTTCTCTTCTGCTATTGCTAGGAAGATGTATTTTCCACCGTTTGCGTTATAATCTCCGTGAGTATCTCCTATCGTAAAACCGTTAGAGTGTGATTGAAAGTTTGAATTATTATTAATTTCCTCTGCTATCGATTCGTTTGGCTCTAAAGAATCAGCAAAGTCCCCCCTTTTATTGTCTATTATTTTCCAATCTTCTGGGTTATCAGTTCTTTTTATTATTATCGTAGCAGGTCTAAACCCTGTTACAATATTAACATTCCCTCCAGTTCCAACGTAAGAACCTACTTTAGAATATCCATCTACTGAATGGAAGGCATATATTAACCAATTTTGATTTGTACCATTATAAGTAGGTGCTGTAGTGTTAAACCTAATAACCTCATCTGTTGGGGCATTCATATTTGTGTCATTAGTTGGAGTTCCTGATGTAAACGCCAGATAAGCCTTGTAATTATTAACATCTTTATGAACAATACCCCAACCCCCAGATGAATTAAATCTTTTATAAATAAACATTTCTGGCTTTGAGTCTAATCCGTGACCTACAGAAGAATTATTTGTACCAGTTCCAGTATAAGTAATAATTGAAAAACCTGCATCTGGGTTTGCGGATACCATTGCTGAATTATTATCTCCATCTGTGTTTGATACTGCTGTACCTCCTGCTTTCCAGTTCCAAGCTACGTATGTATCGTTAATTCTGTTTGTATTAGTATAATTGCCAAGAGTAAATCCATTTGAATTAAAAGCAGTTACACTTGTTCTATTTCTTTG